ACTGATTGCTGTGTTACACCTTTGGTAGCAGAGTTAGAAGCCATATTATCTTCATCTAAAAATAATGTTGTATTAAGTGCAGTACCTGCTTCGTTAATAACTGTATCTACTCTATCGTTTAAATCTTCTATGTGTTGTTGAACTGGTGACATACGAACAACAGAACCTGAAGCATGTGATAATCCTGATGAAGCTGCTGAACCTGTTAAGTATCTATTTCCTACACTACCAACATCTAATGTTTTAGTTCCTGAATTAACACCTGTAACTAAAATAACTTCTCTGTTAGTTGCACTATCAGGGTTAATTATTAAATAACAAGAAGCAGTAAGAGTATTAGAAGCTGAATCTGTTACTGAATTTACAGTTAATGTTGTATCAGATGCACCAATAGTACCTGTTAAGGTTGTCTCAAAAGCATTTAATAACTTAGTTTCTTGTGCTGTCATTCTATCCTAATCTACCTACTCCTAATAGTTCTATTCCTAATCCTACTCCAGATGTTGAAGTTTGTACTACTTTACTACCTCTAAATCTTACTAAACAAAACATTGTTACAGAACCTCTAGGGCTTATCTCCTCAATAGGACTGCTAACATTTTCTATTATACCTCTTAATAATGTATCTGGTCTGAATATCTCTAATTGCACATTCTTACCTTCTTTGTTACGCAGCGCCTGGTACACTAAATCTCCTTGACCGTTTATTTTTAATCGTTTTCTATTCGGTCTTTCTACTTGGTCCGATATGTTTATAGGCATATCTACTACTAAGTCATTAACTAATTGGAAACCCCTAATAGCAAATGACAGAAGTTCTGGTGATTGTGTAACATCATCTGTGTTTAATTCTATTTTTCCTGCAATCCATCTACCATCAACAAGTGTCATAACTTCTTCGTCTCCACCTGTACCAGAAAATATAGATACTTGTTCTGACCAGGTAGCTGCAGTAGGACTATTTATATCTGCAGCAATAGTAGAACTAAATAATTTAACTGAACCAGAACTAACAACATTAGTATTTAATTTAGCTCCAACCCATTGTTTTTTCTCTGATGTAAAAAAATCTGCAAGTGGTGTAATAACATAACCTGTTGATACATAGTTTGTACTTTCTCTGTAAAGTCCTCCACCTGATACAGTTGCAAATAATCTATCAGCAAATACTGATATGCTTTGCACTACTCCACTTTCTGCAAATTCTAAATCTCTAGCTATACCACCTGTTGGTAGATAATATCGCCACAGATTTGTCTTACTTGCACTATCAACTATACCTACATAGATACTATCTCTTGTAGATATAATTTTGTATGGTGCTTGATTTAAAGTATTAGAACCACTACCCCATTGTTTAATTAACTGTGCATTTACAAGTACATATAAATTATTAGCATTAGTTATTTCAGCTCTATATAATCTACCAATCTTTCCACTAGCTGTGTTCTGATATGTACCATAAAATATAAAACCTTGTGCTGCATCTATAGCATTAGGTACTTCACCTTCTATAAATGTTTGACCTTTAAGTGTAAGTGATGATGATTCATCAGTAAAAGAATATATATATCCATCTGATGCTGCACCTAATACAACAGCTCCACCATCTGTTAAGTCTGTCCACTCTGTACCAGTAGGTAATGTTTTCATAGTAGTAGGATTGCTGCTATCTGTTACCTGGTATAAATCACCAGCAGTATCACTAGCAACTATTCTGCCTTTCATAGACCATATCTTACTAAATGTTTTGTGACTGTTATGTGTTGTGTAAGTTGATGCACCAGTTCTTTTGTATATAACACCGTTTGCAACTATGTATAATTGTGTTCCTAGTACAGCTAAACCTGTTATTGCATTACCAGCACTTGGTGCAGTTTCAGATACAACTGTTATAGATGTTGCAGTAGGTGTGTCTATTCTTTTAAGAACATCACTATCAGCAAAGAATATAGAACCACTCATTTCTTCCATATATAAATTTGTATTTGTAGAACTAGACAACTCTGATGTGTCATGTAATAAAGATACTTTATATTCTTGACCTACTTGTTTACCACTAAATACATCTATGCCTTTACTATCCCAGAATCTTTGGAAATCATTTTCTCCTGCATTCCTTCTATGTGCTTTATCTAAACCACTACCTCCAGCAAAATCTGTCCTGGAAAATATCTGACCAAACTCCTGTTGAAAATCCTCTGGTGTTTCTGATGTCTGTATAGCTTGTGCCTGGAGTGGAGCTGTGTTTATATTAAGCTGCCGTCCTGGACCAACAGCAAATCTAAGAAACAAATCGTCTAGGTTAGCTTCAAATCCTTGTGACTCTGGTGCATTAGTGTTAGCTGGTGAAGGTAATACTGACATTATCCACTATAATTTATATTCATAATTGATACTGGTGCTGGATATAGAGAACGCAAATTACCTCTAGCTTCATCTATCAACAATGACCTAAGTCTAAGTAGTGCATTTCTAAGTCTTTCTCCTGAACCTACTGGATAACTTTCTGCTGCTAATTTCTCTGTAATAAATTCTTGTGTTGAAGCATCTATATCTGTAGCACCTATAATATCTGCTACTGCACCAACCATAACTATTTGGTGGTACTCATCTTGTAACAAACATGCTGTACTTAAATCATCTGTTTCTGCACTAGGCATAACAAATTTTCTTTTAACTACAAGATATACAGTTTTACCGTTACTTGTATTGTAAAACTGTACTGCTGCGTTTGTACTTGATGGTGGAAAATCTCTAAGAAGTTCTATACCAGCTGTAGTGTATTGACTACCAGTAGAGTTTTGTACATAAGATGTCATCACTTCTACTGTAGATGCTGGCACTTCTTGATATGTACTGTTGGCAGTTACAGTAGTGTTAGTTACATTATATAAACTTGGATATAATCTAACAATGTTATCTGCTACTGCATCAAAAACAGATTTACGTGGAAACGTAGGGTTTACAAAAATATTATCTTTATCTGAATGTGCAGCTGCAGTTGTTCCTGCATATCCTCTTGCTACTGTTAATGTTCTAGTAGAAGTATTAGCTGCAGTGACTAACATTATCTCCTGGTTTATTTCTATTAAGGCACCAGAACCTAATAAGTTTTCTTCTTCAGATGAAAACAATCCTGATTCATAAGTTACTGAAGTAACTGAACTATTTATGGCTCCATCTAAACGAGAAAACGCAGACAAATCGTCTGGCTTGTTTAAAAAATCTCTATATATTCTATCTACGAGTGTGCTTACTGCTGCCATATATCCTCCATATTACTAGAGGGAGAAGTATTTATCTCCCTCTAATAAATATACTATCTTACTTCGTATTAGGAAGTAGATAGAGATGTAATTTTGCCGTGGAATTGCTCTGGACCGTACTCTAATCCGACCTCTCCATAGATTTGGAACTTATAAGCTGAACCAGTTTGTGCAAGTGGTTCTGCAAAGAAGTGTCCTTTTCCTGGAATGTCTAAGAATACTGGCTTACAAAACGATAAGTCAGCAATAATAATATCTTCAGCAGGAAGGTGTCTATCATAAACAATACCAACTTCTCCGAAGTCAGTTTCTATTGTCATGATGTTAACACCACCAACATTTCTATCTCTAGGAGCGAGTGATAACGCACTTCCATAGATAGATGATAGTTTTTGCTTTTGGAAAGCATTAGCAAAAATTACTGGTGTCTCAAAAGGAGCGCCAGCATCTGCCATCTTCTTTAAGCAAGCATCTACTTTTGCTTGGTCAAGAGCAGCATTACCGCCTGCTACTTCGTTAGTAGCGATAGCAGCTAGCATACCTCTTGATTTTCTTGCTGTTGTTACATTAGTGTCTGCAACATAAGCACCTTGTAAGAAAGAGAACTCTATGTCTCTAGCTGCTCTCTTCATAGCCATGTCTAATTGGAAAGCCAATTCATCTTGAACTGGTTGGTCTCCCAATATAGATTGACCAGCAAGGTTTCCTGTTGCTGCTTGTTTTGTATATGATACGTGAACACCATATTGCATAATCTGAGTCACGTTATATACTTCGCTTCTGCTTCTTTCTGCAAAGGTTGCGTCTGCACCTTCTACTACTACTGTTTGAGCAGCAGCTGCATTGTCAACTGTTTGCCAGGAGAACTGTTTAGAGGTAACTGATTTACCTCCAGTCATCCCACCAATAGCGGAAAGAAACGGTGTATCGTTTGGAGTTACATTAAATAACTCACCGACGTAATTAGGTAAATCGTAAGAATCACCTAGTCCGCTTACTGCACCCATTTAAATCTCCTTTACTATTTTTCTCGGGTTAAATTTCTTAATTTATTTGCTTTGAGATTAGCGCTAGTTTGCCAATCACCATCTTGCTGCGCTTGTGCAATCTGGTCTTCTAAGCCAACTGGCTCTACTGGAGTTGATGCTTCAATTACAGTGTCAAGATTTTGTTGACTTGTTACAACTCTTGCTTTTTGAGCAGCTTGCGGGTCTTCTTGGGTAGGACTTTCTGAGGTCCAGCCGTAGTTTTCTTCAGCAAATTGCTTTATAGCATCTGATTGTAACTCACCTTTATACAAGTCTTTCAATGCTTTACCTTGTCCAGAGTCTGGGTCAAAACCTGCATCTTGGATAGCTTTACCCATTTGCACAGATTTAAATTCTTTCTCTACACTTTCAAGTTCTTTAATGCGTTCACGCATTGACTTGATAGCATTGTTATCTTGTGTTTCTTCTACTGTATTATCTTCCATATTTTCTTCCATTTTATCTCCTACTCCAAGTGTTGGTATTAACTACATCATCCTTGGGTTAATGATGCGATACGCGACAAATAATAATTAAACAACAATGAGAATTGCCAGCCACTCCAGACTGTTGAGATACTAGACGAATTGTAATACGCAGCTTACACGTCAGCTATAAGCTGGAAGGTGCAGCATCCATTTATATTCGGAGACGTCCGCAATCCGATACTTTAATTATATACTACAAAAACAAAATAGTGGGTTTTTACACCCACTATTTTTACGTACACGAAAGGAAGGTTAAACTAATCTATTGCTAGAGAAGAATCCTTTAATAAATTATAACACAAAAAAAAAGATGTAACCTTTTTTAAAGTAGAAGAGTCTAAGTAATGTAAGCAAAGGAAAGGAAAACAAATGTACGGAGCTTTTGAAACAGAAGAAGAGTACGATGCTTTTGTTAAAAACGGTGATTGGTTTATAGATTCAGAATCACCAGAGTATTGGAAACAATTAATAGACAATGCCAAGGAGGGTAAATAAATGTACGGAGAAGTTATTTATGTTGTAACAACTTCAGCAGAAGGTTATGTTACAAACAGACGTGCTTTTATGCACGAGTGGTTTGCTAAAAGAGTACAACAAGGAAACCTAACTATATTTAGAGAACACAATCCAAAAGTTATTATTAGAAAATATAGTTGGAGAACTTTACCTAAATCTATTAGCGAAGTAACAATATAATTTAAAGCAAAGCCCTAACTGTTTGTTTGTTTCCAGTTGGGGTTTTTGCTATTGTTCCTGAAGTCCAGTAACTCTAGCACCTCTTCTTGCGTAACCAACTTGTGGTGTAAACATAGATGCTTCTTCTGCTTCTAACCTGCTAATGTTTTCTAACACGTCTGGGTCCTGGAATACAACAGCTTGTGTAAACTCTTCTAATGATAACTCTTCTGCTTCTGTGTCTTGTCTGGTTTGTATATCTCTTAATCTAGGTAAGTCTCTTTGTGCTGCAGTATAAAGCTGCCTTGCTTGTTGTTGAGTAAGACCAGCTGCTCTAAGGTTTTCTGCTTCTGTTCTTGTAATAGTAAACCCAGCTCTTGCAGCTTCACCACCAATTTGTGCTGCAGTTATATTACCTTCTATTAATGCTTCTCCTATTGATGGGTCTAATGCTCCCATGAATATAGCTTCTGGAGTTAAATCTACATTGTAATTAGTAGAGAAAAAGTTTTGAACTCCTTGAATATTATCTACAATACCTTCGTAAGCTGCACTAACTCTTTGTTGAAATTCTATTGCAGATACTTTACCTTCTAATAAACCTACAAACCTATCAGCCAACAATACCCTAGATGTTTGTTCTGGTATGCCATACTCTTGAAGTGTACCAATGTAAGATTGTTCTAATGCTTTATAAGTATTTTCATCGTATCTAACTTGACCAGTAGTTTCATTATAATTACCAGGAAACTCTGCTTTGTACACATCTGTCTGTCTAACTGCACGAATAGCAGTAACGGGGTTATTACTTTTTGCCCATTCAGCTGCAAATAAATCAAGTATCTGTGGTGATAACTGTGGATATAATGTTTGTGCTTCTTCTAAGTAAGTTGCCATTATTCGTTAACTCCTAATCTTGTTTCTACAGAACCAGCAGCTCCACCTAATGCTTGTTGCAGCGCTTGTGTTGCTTCTACTGTAACTTGTCCTATGTCTTGTTCTAATCCTTTAGTTCTAAGTAATTCTTGACCAGCTTCATAATCATTAGTAGCTACCATATCTTGCCACCAACCTTGTGTTTCGTCAGCTTCTTGTCCCCATGTTTGTCTAGTTAATCCTCTCCAAGGTGTAACAATATCATCGTATGTTAATTCTGGATTAGTATATTTAGGAAACAAAGCTAACCTACTTGTCTTTAAACTTTCTATTAATGCTTGTTCGTAATCTGGATTGTTCCTTAACCTACCAGCTTTCTCTGCTATCTCTGTATCTGTTAATCCTCCAAAGACTGGTCCAAGATATTGAGTGTACAGTTTCTGAATCCTATCTTCTTGTTCTGCACTTCTGTTTAATCCACCAAGTCCAGCAGTATTAATGTATTGTGTAAAGTCTGAATCTCTTACACCATTTCTAAATGGGTCAGCAAACAAAGCTAACTGTTCTGTTGTATATGATTCGGACCAAGAACCAGTAACCCACTTGTTAGCTATCCAGGTAGATAGTGCATCTGGTGCGCCTAACTCCTGGTTACTTTCTGTATCATAACCACCAGATACTCCAGCTGCTTTTAATGCAGATGCTACTTGTATCTTATAATCATTTGCTTTTTGTGTAGCTGTGCCTGGGTCTTTGTAATACTCTCTTAACCAATTACGTTCTGATTCTGTATGTTCTTTGTACCAATTAGTACCAAACCATTCAGCTTCTGTAACTTCTCTATTTTCTAATGCAGCTTCTGCTAATAAAGAAACTGAATCTGGGTCTAATATCCAGGGTTTAATAGTTGCTTCTGTTGATATAGTTTCTACAAAAGAAGTAAAAGGATGTAAAGGTACACCGTCTGGACCGTTACGTGGAAGGTCTGCACTGTTACCTGCAACTACTCCCATTAAATCTAAATCATCATTACTAAATTTTGCATTAATATAATACTCTTGACCTGGAGTAACAAAGCCAGCTTTAATTGGGTCATTGTATCTTACTTCATAAAACATAAATAAGGTGCTGCCTTCGTATAGTTCACCTGCACCTGGTACTGCATATCTTAAAAAGAGTTGTCCTTCTACATCTACTAGGTCTGCACCATCTGGAATATTATTAAATACATTTTTATTAGGATTAATAACTTGTTCTTGTGGACCACCATCATCACCATTGTCATCATCATCATTGTCATCATCATCATCACCATTGTCAGTTAAATCTTTTGGTTCGGGGTCACTAGGTGTACCAGGAGTAAATCCCATTTCTTCTACAGTTGTTTGTGGCACATCAAATGATGCTGGCACTCCAAGTTCTACTGCAACTTGTGCCTCTGCTATAACATCTTTAGGGTCTCTACCAGGTGCAAAGTCAAAAGTAATGCCTGTATATACTGGGTCTTTTGCTCCTTTAGAATCTTTAATAACTACTTCTGCTGGTTTATTAGGTGCAAAATCAAAGGTTACATCATTAGGACCAGCAAATTGTTTTACATTTTCTTCAATGTTACTTATTTTTTTTGACTCAATTTGTGCTGTTTCGTATAAATCTATTTCAGTAAAACCTTCTGGTGTTTCACTTCTGTATGACTCAAACAATCTATCTGCTATAGATAAAGCAGTATTAATTTCTTCTTGTGTAAATACTGTTGCTCTGCCCTGTGGTTGGTTATATGGCAAACCTAAAGTAGCTCCAGGAGTAGGTTCAGCTCCTACAAAATCTCCTTTTAATTGTTTATTAATATCGTTTTTAGAAATAGCTTCTTTAACAGTACCTGTAGTTTTACCAGATTCTAGTTTTTTTGCTATGTAGTAGAGTGCTAAATCACCTACGTATTTTTCACCTGTATATGCCATTTACTTCTTTCCTTAATTTATTGTACTTCATTTACTACTTATTGTCTGAACTTATACCACGTATTCCTTTAAATACATTTTCATAAAATGGTTTTGTTAACTTATATGTAATAGAATACTTATCGTCTATTTGTCCAAAGTTGTCAAAGAAATCAACATCTTTATCAATAGCTTTAGTAGCAGCACTGGTTACATCTGCAACAAGAACTAATGTTTCATAGAATGCTAAAGCTGCTGCAGCTGGTCCAGTAAGACTAGCGGCACCATACTTAGTTCCAATCTTTGCTAATCCTTTTTCAATAACTTCTTGACCTACATCTAACTTACTTAATCCTTTAAATAATTTTGTAGCAAATTTAGGATTTGTTTTTACTGCATTGTCTGCAACTTTAAGAGCTTCTGGTGTATGATTCTTCACAAATGTTTGACGCACCTGTTGTACTATAGGTTTCTTTAATACTTTTTTAACTTCTGGTTCTTCTATTGTAAGTCTAAAATTTTGACGGTCTAATGGTTTATCAGTTACAGCATCTACAAACTTTGTTAAATCTTCATCTGTAGTTTTAGGACCTTTCCATATATTTAATTTTTCATCAGTATTAACTAAACTTAAAACTGTTAAAGGTACTAATCCTTTTTTTCTATCGCTATACACAAATAAATCTACATTTAAATCATCTACTATTTTTGCTATATTTGCAGCAGGTGTCATGTGGTATCTACCAACTTTATTAAATGATATGTCTGGTGCTTTAAGTAATTTAGAATCATCTGCAAACTCTAAAGGTGTCTGTCTTAATATGGCTTCTTCAAAAGTCCCTTGAAGTGGTGTTCTATAACCTACATCTAATTTTTTATTAATGTATTTATCTACAGGTATATTTGCTGTGTAGTCATATTGTTGTGGTAAAAATAATTGTCTATTCATTCCTCCTGGTAATACAGTGCTTAGTGTTCTCATGTAATCACCTATAGCAAATATTGCACGTTCTTCTTTTTCTATAATTTTTGGATTTATTCTCCAAAAAAAATCTGCATCTCTTTTTAAATATGAGTTATATCTAGTATTTATAAAATCTTTAAGATTATCTTGCATAGATTCCAAGTTGTTCATAGTTATGCTTTTATTTCTTGTAACTGGTATATTTTCCATATCATCAAATATATAAAATTTAAATCCAGGTTTTATTTCTTTTGTTAATTTGTCTATTGTTTTTAATTCTTCTTTAGATAAATTTGTTAAAGGGTTTAATATATCTGTATATACTGCAGTTTCTACAACAACACTTCTAGTTAAAGTTCCTACTTTTGCCCATGTCATGTGTCCTATAAGAGTTCTACCTATATCAAATACTTCTTGTTGCGCTCCAACTATGTTAGAAAATTTACCATCTTGTAATTGTTTAGCAATATCTAAAGGTGTTGCATTAGGTTGACTAGATATTTTTTTTAAATTATCTATTGCTTGGTCTATCGTAAATGATATACCTCCATTAGCTTGTTCAAACAAACTTAACCCATGTGCATCTACACCAGAGTCAGCTATTTTATTTACCGTTCCAGATATTCCTTCTTCTAATTCTATTAAATCTTTTAATACTTTACCTATATTTTTTTCTGCATCTAAAGGGTTTTTTTGTACAAACGCATCTGTTAAAAAATCTTCTGTTTTTTCTGCTGTATCAAAATGTGTTCTGCCTAAAACTCCAATACCATCTAGTAAATCATCTATAATTTTTTTATCAAATACTTTAGGGTCTTCTCCTAAAAATTTAATTAAGTTGTCATAATTTGTTAATAAATTTTTTAAGTCTTTTATTTCATATTTGTTACTGTATATTATTCCTGGGTCAAAATTACGTAAATAATTTATAGACCTTCTTGATACATCTAAAGGAGCTGCTACTGCAGTTGTTGTCGCACCAAGTTCAACAAGTTCTTCTTGTTCCATGGTTATTTTTTACCAGTAAATATCTTTTTATATCTATTTCTTTTTGATGCGTGGTTAAGAAAATATAATCTTTTTTGTTCTACATTAGACATTTGTTCTATAAGTTTCATTCTATAGCATCCAATACATCTTGCATTGTTATATCATCTTCTCTGTTAATACCTGTTTTAACTTGTGCTACTTTTTCACTTCCTGCTTTATCTGGTACTTGTGCTTCAAACTCTAGGTTTCTAGGGACTAACGAAGATATTAATTGAGCAGCATACTTTTGTATTGGGTCAGTAGTAGGTGTCATTCCATCATCTTGTGTTTGCATAATAGGTTCTATGCTTTGTTGTTCTGATTGACTTATATAACTATCTACTGTTTCATTTGATGCAGATTCTAAATTATTAGAATATTTTTCCATAACACTTGTTACATAATCTCCTACAGCTGGACCAAAACTTTCTAAGTTTCCTATGCCACTTACTGATTCAATACCTAAACCTTTTGCTTTGTTAGCGGCACCTGGTCCTGCATACCAAGCAACTGCTACTAAATCCCAACTTCCATATTTGTTAAAATATTCTGTAAACTTATATGCAGCAACTATGTCTTGCATTTCTGGTATTCGCCAATCTGCACCTTTATAACCAGCTTGTTCTGCCCACTTATCCCAGTTAACATCTAGTATTCCATAAGCACCTAATGCTTGTACTTGCATTGGCTGCCCATCGTAACCTAACATTGTTGTTGGTTCATGCTTTAGTAAATAATTACCACCTGCATTTTCTTGTTCTTTTATAGATTCCATAAATGCTACTAATTCTTGACTCATATTATTGTGGTCTTCCTGTCCTAGCGGAGATGCTATTAAGAATAGCAGCCCTAGTATTACGTCCCGAATAATTTTCTCCTAACCTAGCTTTTTCGTTTTCAATCAACCCATCAAATTTTTGTCTCATTCTACTTTCTGGGTCTATTTGTGAAAGTCCTTCTTCATCTATTGTTTGTTGTACATTTTCTGCAGCATAGTTTCCATATTCACCTGCCATTAAATCATCACCAGTAAATGTAGCTGGTTCTTGTGCAGCATCTGTAAGTTCTTGACTTTGTTTAAATGCTGCTTCTGATTGTTTGTACAACTCATTAGATAATAATTTAAGTTCGTATGCACTAGGTTCTCTATTTAATTCTCTTGCATATAGTGATTTAACTTGTTGTGCATTAGTTGCTGGGTCTGGTGGTAAAAATACATCGTCATCTGGAATTGTAGGTACTGGATTAGCTACGTATTCTTCTAATACATTTCTCCATGCAGCACCTGTTTGTTTTTCATATTCAGTAACACCACCCATGTTTGCTCTTCTTAATACTCTGCTAAATGCAGATTGTGTAGGTGCGTCCCATTCTCCTGGAATAAACCCGTCACCAATAGTAAGCAACTTAGCATTAACTAAATCTGCTTGTATTCCTGCTATCTCTTCTACTTCTAATCCAGCAAATAAATTAACTAAATCATTTTCTGTATAAAAATCTGTTGCACTTTCTCTAGGTGGTAAATAATTAGCTGGTACTCCAATGATTGCATCTTGGTTTCCAAATAAACCAGTTTGTTCTCCAGCTGCAAACAAAGCTGCACTATCTGCATTAACGTCTAATAAATCTTTACCAGATATTGCTGTTTCTATTACGTATTCTGGAATACCTGCAGCTAACAAATATTTAGATGCTTCATCTATTGTGTTAGATGATAGTATGTTTATTCTATCATCTGATGTAATGCCTATTTTATTTTGACCAGCAGTAGCACCTTCGTTAATACTAACTATCATTTGTTCTACTCTGCTAAAAAAATCATCAACTGTCATATAATCCTCTTATTAATTCTATATCTTGTTCCGCAGCTTGTAACTCTCTTTCAAATATTTCTTTTGCTAAAGGTGCAAACTCTGGGTTCGTTACCAGTATAGCTTTCATTTTGTCTCTTAACGCATTTCTATAAGGTGCTAATTTATTTGCACTTCTAAAAGAAGTATCTCTATATCCTAAGTTTTTAGTATCAGCTATAACTCTATCTCTAAATTTTAAATATTTTTGTAAACCTATTGCTGCTGAATTGTTAGCAATACTTGGTTCTAAAACATAAGTTACTGGATTAATCCAAGTATATAATTCATCTATTAAATCATCTATCTCTGGTTTAGTAGGTGAATAATCTATGCTTCTACCATACCCTGGGTACTTCATAGCTATTTCTGCTTTTTTATTTAGTTTTGCTTGTGAGGCTACTTTGTCATTTCTTGTTAACAAACCATTAGTTTTTATAAAGTTTTCATATTCTATATTTCCTAACAATATATTTTTAGCTTGTACCCATTGTTCTGGAGACCTAGGAACTCTATCACCACTTATTAGCTGGCTGTAATACTGTTCATATAAAAACTCTGAATCAGTTTCATCAATTAAAAATGCGTAAGTTAAATCAAACTTATCTACAAGTTCAGGATTGTTTCTTTCCCATGTAGCACCATCTGCAGTAACTGGTCTTTTCTTAACTGTTGATGTTCTACTTGTTGCAATAGTAACTGGGTCAAAACCAAATCTTTCTGTAAATACTTTTACTGCAGTAGAACTATCTGGTGTTGCATTAGATATATTTCTGTATTCCTCTGCAAGAGTTTCAAATAAATAAAATTGTCCAGTGTTATCTGATATTGCATACTTAGGACTTACCGCACCAGATGGACCTAATGCTTGTGAGATAGAACGAATAATAAATATTTTTCTAGCATAATCAGCTGCTAACTCAATACCATCACTAGCACCTTGTGGGTTACTATCATCTATTTGTCCTGCATAAACTAATGCTTTATAGACATCAATAGTTGTATTAGAGAATGCTCTTTTAGCTTGACCGTTAGCAGTACCTACATTAAATGCAGTACGAAGTTTTTTAAACCAAGAAGGTTCTGGTACTAATGATTGAATAAATTGTCCAGGGTCAGCAACACTTGGCGGTGCAAAACCACCAAATATAATTTCTTCTTCAAATTTACCTGGTCTTAAAAATTCAAACTTAGCATTTAATATTGCTGCTGGAACAGTTATTGTTGGACCAAAGCCTGGTATAAAACTACCAGCTATATTTAAAGAACTAGCAAATACTGGTAAATTAACTTTCACTCCGTTTTCTTCTAAATCTTTAAACATATACTTTTTTATTAAACCTTCACCTGGATAACCGAATAGTTCTTCTCCAGTGTTAGGGTCTTTATAAAAAAATCCTTGTTGTCCTTCTTCATCAAATATTGGATTAGGTTCTCTTGCTGCATCAACTGTTTGTTGTAACCTTCTAATAGGTCTTCCAAATTCATTTTTAACTAATCTACTCCAGGTAGTAAAGATTTCTAAGTATGCTTCACCGAATGGAAAGATACCTCTTGTTGCATTTCCTAATCTGGTTTTAGTTGATACATCGTATAATAATTTTTTAGTTTCAGTTAAAGCATGTGCAGATGATATTTTATCTATTATCTCTATATCGTTAACTCCATTTTTAACACCTTTATAACCTTCTAATTTTTTTAATATCTTTTTTTCTTTTCCAGTACCTGTAGCAAGACCAGCTTCTTTAGCTTGTTTTAATACCTTGCTTAAAGTTTTTTCATCTAAGTGTTGTGCAAAGTCTCCTACTTTTTCCCAATAATGTTTTTTAAATGTTGGCGCTCTTGACATTGTTTTAGTAGGTACAGTCATAAACATATCAAACATAGTATCTACTAAGTCATCTAAGTTTCTTGTTTGTTTAGATATAGAATTTTTTAATTCACCTCTTGCTGATTCTGGTAATACTTTTTTATATTTCTTAACAAAATCTTTACGCAACTTATCTTGATTTTTTCTAAGTTGTGTAGTTATAGATGTGTATTCTTCTGCAGATAACTCACCAGCCCAATATTTTTTAAGGTCAACATTTTCTAAACCTACAAGTTCTTGTGCAGACATATCTTCATTTGCTAATGCTTTTAATAAATCTTTATTACCATTTTCATCTATCCACTCTCTTGCAGCTTTAGGAGTTTTATCTATATCGTCTAATACTGTTACAACTTTACCTCCAGTTGTTTGTGCTACACCTGCATTAACATAATGTACAAACTCTTCTGCTTTTGCTTGACCTAATTTACTAGAGTTACCAGCACCTTTAAAAGCATGACCATCAGCACCAGATACTTTTCTTATGTGCTTATTTAATTGTGTTCCAGTAGTTTGTGCTTCTTTTATAACTTCATCCAACATCTTTATTCTTTTTGCTGGGTTTTGTTCTAGCTGGACTATAGCAAGTCTTCTTGATAACGGGTCAAACTTATGTTGCATAAAGTTTCTAAATGTTGCTTCTCCCCATGCTCTAACATTTTCTGACCTGGTTACAGTAGTAAACTCTCCATTACCTCCCCAACCTCTACGTACAGAACTTGCAGTACCAGCACCGTTTTGTACAGTTTCTAAAAATTGTGCGTTATCTTCAAAAGTTCCCATTAATGTTTTAGCAGATTCTTTTTCTTTACCTAATACTCTTGCAATCATTCCAGCGGGATGAGTAATAACATTTGTTACACCAGAAGCCATCATTCTTAATTGTTCTTCTGCAATAACACGAACTGTCCATGCTGGTCTTAACAATACAAGTGGTTTAAATAATGAACCATAGTACCAGTCCATAAACCTTGTAACACTTTCAGCGCTTCCACTTGTAGCTATTTTTGAACCTATAGCACCAAATTTTTTGTCTAATGTTTTTGCAGCTCTAATAACTTGTGTAGCATTTGGTAAATATATTTCATCAGCTAATTGTGCTGCTGTAAGTGGGTCAACTAATTCGTCTATGTTATCTAGCTTTCCACCACTTAATTGTTTTAATACTGGAGTTATCGGTAAGTTTTCACCAGATGTATTAATAGCAAAACTTCTAACTATACCTTTTTGTTTTTGTGCATCACCTATAAACTTTGCCTGGACTTCTAAACCTTTATCAACTAAGTCTTCTTGAAATTTTGTTAACTTAGCTCTACCGCCTAATGCTTTTACAACTTGTGGTTTAAAATCTCTTGTAATAAAATTACTAACTAACTTTGCAACTTCAGTAGGTGAATCATCGTCTTTAAGTGCCTTAATAGCACCAGTCATAAATCTATTTATTTTTTGTGCTGCTTTATCTTTTTCCATTCCAGTTGTAGCTAAACGTATAAATCTATTTAGTTTTACTATTGAATCATCTGTATTTTCTGTAACTAATCTAGTACCGTATGTTCTCTCTAACATACCAGTCATTCTGTTACCTTTTCTTTTTACTGTAGGTACATTATTTTTTGTTGCTTTAACTAGCAAACCATCGTTTAACAAATCATCAAAAGAATCACTTATCTCATCGTATGACTTACCTTTGTTTTTTCTTTTAAATTTTTCTAGTTCATCATAAAATTGAAAATCATCAATGTTATTTTTAGATGTTGCAATTATGTCTGATGTAGAATTTTCATACATAAATTTTTTAAATGTTACACCTGCTTTACCAGCTAAAAATTCTTTTGTTGTAGGACCAAATATAGATTTTCTTGCACCTTGTAACAATCCAGTGCTTTCAAAAATCTTACCTGCTTTACTTAGATTTTCTAACTCTGTAAATGTAGATGCTCCTTTAAATGTTTTTGCAACTCCAAACCCTAACATACCTATTGGGTCTGCAACTATATTTGCAACTATATCAATAGCACCAGTTATATAATTATATGCTTTTGTCCCTGGTTCTATTATTTCATCTACTGGTTTAAATAAATATCTACCAATAGTAACTGTTGGGTCTAATCCAGCATCTCTAAACTTATCTGCTCTCTCACCAACAAACTGTATTTGATTAGCTTTTTTCTTTTGTTCTTCATAAATGTTTACACCTAAAACATTATCTCTAACCCATTCTCTTGCTTCTAGTGGGTCCATTCCAGACTGTAATAAATTTTTATATTCATCTGTTTGTGTTGGGTCAGTGCTACCTAAAAACCATCCTTGACCTAAATCAATATCTTTACCAGCAGCTTTAGCTGAATCTATCTCACCTAGTAACGTAGCTTTACTTTTATTTCTAGCTTCGTCATGTGACATTCCTTGTTGCCTACCTTCTAAGTATCTAACTCCTCTAGGTGCTGCCATCTCCCACAAGTTTTGAAATCCTATAAAAGCTCCACGTACTGACCTTCTTGTTGCATCTTTTAATTTATCAAAACCGTTTTCTTCTTTTAGTAATGATTCTTTCATAACTATTTGCTTTAGCCTTGGGTCATCTTGTGATATTCCTAATTTAACTGCACCAACTAAAGAACCTTTGCTTATAGTTGGATATTTATTAATAATTGCTGATGCTCTTTTTGCATCTTCTGGTTTTACAGTTGTAGGCGCTACTGCTTGGTTAATTGCTTTTTTTGTAGCAGAGTCATCTTGGAACGATGCCGCATCAAATATACTGTACGACATACTAACCCTTTAATAGTTTTGCTAAGAGTGGGTCACCTGTAATATCAAAAAATTGTTGTATTAATGACTCTGTAGATTCCATAGCTTCTGGCGCTCCAACTCCTGGACCAAAAGGTAATCCGTCTTCTACTGGTCTTAATGGTTGGTCAGTTTCAGCAAACACACTACGTTGTAATGCTGCACCTAAATTTTGTCCTGGAGTTTGCGGAGGTATAGGTGGTCCTGTTTCTCCACCTAAATTTAGATTTTGTACTTCACTGTTTAATTCTTTAAGAGGTTCTTTTTCACCATAAGTCATTCTTGTTTGGTCAATGTAATTATTAGATGCTGGTTTTACCGCAGCATTTCTTTTAGTAATTCGGGTTGCCATCTATATCTTCCTCATCTAAATGTATTATTTCAGTTACAGTAAATCTTGATATTATTCTAGGAAACTTATTAAATTGTTGTTTTTTTATAAAGTCTTCCATAATGATGTCATCACCATCTTCGTCTAATTCCCATAAACTATTGTGAACTATGTCTTCAAATATTTCGTGCATTATGCACCACCCATCATACCTAGTGCTTGTTGTATAGAAGGTGCGGGACCAGTGGTGGCTGGACCCATACCTTCAATCATAGCTGCTTCTTGTTCGGGTATCTCTGGTTCTTGAGCAGTAAAAAATTTATCTAGTATTTCTTGTATCTCACCAGGGTTTTTTCTTATCTGAACTACAGCCATAATTGCTTTTTCGTCACCTTGACTTGCTTGTGCCATAAGAGTATCTTGTAAAACTTTATCCATTTTTTCTTTTGTTATTCTTTCATTTACTCTTACTAGGTTATCTAAACCATCTAAGTTTTCTTGTAGTGTTTGTGTATCTATAACACCAGAACTAAGCAGCTGCAGCCCTGTTACAATTTTCTGTGGCTCATCATATCCAGCCATAGCGCCATAGACTCTTCTAGTCTTATAAGAATTTTGTATATCTTTTGTTGGTTCGTAAGATTCAGAAAAGAATTTATTATCTTTATAACCAGACAACTCTTTATTTCTACCACCATACATTTTTGTGTCCCACTCTAATCTTTTAGCATCTGTTTGTTCTATAGCATCAGCTAAGATTGTGTGATACTCTCTAATCATAAGTGACATAGATGCACCTAACTCTTCTAATCCTCTACCAGTAGCAAAACTAACTGGTGATTGTGAATCATCTTGTGAAGGATAAGAGGCACCTACTCTAAGTTGTCTTTCTATTCTGTCTATCTGTTGAAATATTTGATAAGGAATGTTAGATGCTGGTTTAGATATTTGACTTCCTGGAGAAAAATAATTAACTGCAAATCTACCTTTTTTATATTGACCAGATTCTAACTCTCCAGTTATGTTTGTTTCTGTAAAGACTGCATCTTCCATCGCAATAATTGACATAACATTAATTTTTGCCATAGAAGCCATAAGCCCTATGATTTGGTCATACTGTCCTTGTAGTTGGTCAAAAGAAAATTTCTTAGCAACTACAAATGCTGGTCCACTAGATAACGGATTAGCTATAAAATCTAAAACTGTACCAGAAGATAAATGAAAAATGTATGTGCCTTCTTCATTGTAATATTCTGATATTAAATCTCCTTGTCCATTGGAGTTAGCCCATGAACCATTATATCCATCTGTATAAGCAGAAGCATAACCACTAGCTATTGTGGCACCTTTAGTATAATTTTTTTGTATAACTTCTTTATACTGTGGATATACTTTAGTTAAATCTGATTTAGGAACTCTTCTAACTATAGACATTTCTTTTGGTTGTTGGTCTGCACCAAAGTAACCTGGAAAACAATTATAAGGGTCACGTAATTCTGCACAAGGATAAGGAGTTCCATCAGCTCCCATTTTTTCTCTAATTACCCATACAGCAAAACCATAACCAGGTAACCATCTACCTACTTGTGGCATTTGTAAATCTAATCTTTGGTTTTCGTCATAGGCAGTTACTATCCTAGATATTTTCTCTGCTCTTTTTCTTGCACGTTCTGAATCTTTATTGTTAGGTACATCTACTTTTAAGTTAGGTATTCTTCCTATTTTTTGTGCTAAGTGTTCTAATCCAGATGCCATTAAGTTAGGCATAGGAACTTGCCAGTCTTGCATACCTTTCATTTGGTCACCAAGTAATGCAAGTATTCCACTAGGTCCACCGTTCATAATAGAACGAATACGTCCACGTTGTGAATACGCATCCTGGTTTACATAATGTAATTGGGTTATCTTGTCATGTAATTCTGATTGATTCATAATTTTACCACGGTGCTACATTCATACTGCTTACATCTACGTTTCCGTAACTAGGTGTATATTCATACCCCATGTCTGCAATAAACTCTTTTTGCAATCTCCTTACTATCTTTATTGGAAACCAACTTGCCATAACTATGTCCGACTTATATCCCCTGCTACTTGCTTTATTAGCAGCATTTGAAAAATACAAAAGCTGCCTACGATATATATTACTCTTATTTTGTGAATCTGCACTACCATAAGGCAAATTTACTAATCCTTTATCAAATAGCTCACTCATTGAACCTACACCAAAGTATGGGTCAAATTTATTTTTCTGTGTCTGATGTCCTTCTAAATGTATTCCTTTAGCAGCAGTCCACTCTTTTAATTCTCTATCTTGTCTAATAGCACGTTGAAATCCATTCTCTTCTATTATCCAATGAGAACATTGATACTTCTTATACCATTCTTTTATAGTTTTAAATGCCTGGGGTATTCCTCCACCTTTAGTATTTTCTATATCTACCATGTATAACTTGCCTTCTTCTACATGATAAGCCCACAAGAATGCAGCCTGGTAACCAGTTGCAGCTGGGTCTAGTCCAGCTATTAACCTAGTGCCAGCTGGTAAATGTCCTATAATTCTTGAATCATCTCTAGCTGCATCTAATGATTCTACTTTAAACATTTGCAGTCCTTCTGAAAATGGTCTATTAAGATACACCATTTCAAATATTGCTAGACCACCAGTTGTTTGTGCATTTCTCCTTTGTGCCATGAGCCACTTGTAACTTCTTTTGCTTGACCACAACATGTGTTTCTTATGGTCTTTAGGTTCTCCAGATTCAATAGGAATATCTAAACTATGTGCTGATTCTATAATCTTGTGCCATTCGTCATTATCAATTAATGAATTATATAAATCATCTGGGTGCTGCCTGGAACCAATAACAACTATTGCTGTATGTTCCTCTTTACGTGATGACAAAGTTGTAGTCCACCATCTCTTTGTTTGTTCACGTGAACTAGGTTGAATTGTTGTACCGTGGTCCTCAATGTCATCTGCAATAATTAAGTCACAGTCACGTGATAAAATCTTACCACCCTTACCTACAGCTACCATAGTAGGTGATTTAATACCTGTAACTGTTCTAGTCTTTACTGTAAACTGACCAGAACTCCAAGTCTTACCAGTTCTGCTTTTAGGTTTAAATGTTTCTCCTGGTCCACAAAAGTCTTCTATTAGTTTTTCGTTGTTTTCTAAATGGTCTAATACTGAACCTACTGCATTCTTTGCAATATCTTCATTACCACCTACCCACATAATTCTTATGTTTGGGTTTTTACATACTTGCCATACTGCAAAGTGTGTAAGTAAATCTGTTTTACCATGCCTAGGTGGTGACAGTATCATAAGCTGAGAACCATTTTTAATAGATTTTAAAATGTTTTTAATCCAGTTTTTATGAAACTTAGCAGTCTCATACGGTTTACCCATCTCTGTTAAAAAGTACCTATCTCTAAATTTTTCAAATGATGTTAATGACTCTTTAGCTTCTTCTGGTATATCCCAACCTTCTCTAGCTTCTGCTACTGCTTTATCTTCTTTATATGCAAGTAACATTCTAGTTACTACACTTTGGTCAACCCCTATATCTTCTGATACAAATTTTTGTGTAAATAAACCTTCTAGTAATTCCTCTGCATAGTTCTCTACAAAATATAAATAATGTTCACCACGACTAGCTCTATTGTTTGGAGTTGTTGCTAGTACTTTATCTTCTTTTTTCTTTAGGTTTCTAGCACGTGCATTAGCAGCTTTAGTGCATTGTAACTTACAATACTTTTGTCTTCCATGTGCCTGTTTAAACTTATCTCCACAGTGCGGGCATGCAACTGTTTTAAGATTTGCCATTATTTCTTTTTTTTCTTTTTTTTAGGAAATCCAGCTTTCATGTTTGCATAAGCCTTAGGACTAATTGTAGAATTTTTCTTTGACCTACTTGTCCCAGCTTTTTTTCTTTTATTTATATTATGATATAAACCTTTTTTAGCTGCCATTCTTCCTCCTTACCATGCTTTGCAAGACCAATATCTTGCTGTTGTTTTATCCTTAGCAGTGCTGCATTTGTGTCTAGCACGAAACGAAGCTCTAGCTCCTGGATTGTTTTTTCTTATAGCCATGTTGGGGTCACCGAACATAATCTTTTTTACTTTGCCATTAGACATAACAAAGACTTTAGATTTTTTGCGACCATATCCTGGTTCGCCTTTTCGTATTGCAGAAGGTGAATTTAACTTTACCTTCATTCCCCTATACTCAGCCACTATTTTCTACGTTTTCTGCTCTTGTTTTTTTTCATACCTTTTTTATATGAATAACTTTTACCTGGCATTTGTCCTCCTATAATTTAATTATGGCAGAATACATATCGGGTAACAAGTACCCTAACTTTAAAAAGAATACACAGTATCAGAAAAACCGAACCTGTGTGCATTCTGCTTGTACTACCATCTTATCTCAATATAACAAATATAAATACTGTCATAAACATAAACCTAGAAATTTTCCAAGAATAAAAGGAAGACATGTTGACCCTACAAAACAAAAACCTACTTCGGGCAGGAAGTAGGTCCTTGTACGTACAGTATGTCCAGTACTGTTATGAAAGAAAAAGAAATAAATTAATCAATTCATAATCACTTATGATGAATAAGCTATTTTCTTTTCTCTTAGTTATAGATATTTATTTATAACTAACACCTAAGACTTTCTTAGGGTAAATATATTATAAACAACTAGCGCACGTAGTGCGTAAAAAAAAATTTTTTCTCTAAATTGTTTTAGACTTTCCTTTATGATAAAGTTAACAAGCTATAAACAACCAGGAGCAAGTAACAAGATACAGGTAAAGCGGACATCGGGAGTACGAAAGTCTCACCTTACAGCCAGTAAGACCAACTAGAAAGACAAGTGAGATACCCAAGGTCAAGTGAAACATCCTAGTTCATATTTAATTATATAAAAAAAATAGCCCGCTATATCTAAAAAGACCCCTAATAAAATAAATATAATTTATGAAATGTAAAGAGTGTAACTCTAAATTAAAAGAAGTAAATGATGTACAAGTAATGTGTGATTCATCACCAACAATATGTACATTATCTACAAAGGTAATAAGCAAACACAATATATAGTACCTTTTTACTAGACATACTATATATAGTATATAATTGGCATTAAATAAACCTAGTGTTACGAATACGAATACAGGGGTGCCAAATTAACATTCCCGTTCATTGTCCTATAATGTACATTATGTTGCGTTATAGGTATCTATATATCTAGGGTTTCCAGCATATAACCAGCAAATACAACTTATGAGAAGGTATGCCAAAAGATACCTAGTATTTTTTTTATTATGTGGTGGGGTGGTCTTGAATGCTGAGGATTGTTAGATAATCCAACCTAAAAGAAATTTAAAAAACCTGTAACCTTTTGTGACGTGTTGAACTCTAATTTACATGAAGCAAACAAACACAATTACATTCCTTATCGGTGCTAGCGGTAGCGGTAAGAGTAGATATGCAAAACAAATAGCAGCAGATACAAACTCATTTATTATTGATGCGGATGCTATCAAGCTGGCTTATAACAACAATGAACCAATATGCACTAAGACGAATGCAGCGCTGCACCCAGCCGCGTCAGATTTATCTCAGTCTTTATTGTTCAATTACTTTTACAATCAAGATGATTTTCTAAATCGTTTTAATTGTGATTCAGTAATATTTGATAACCGTGGAAAAAACTATGAGAAGGTACTAACCCGCATTACAGCTGCAAAACAAGCTGGCTTGAAGGTGCGCTTTGTTTATGTCAAAAATGATTTAGCAAGCTGTCTTTATAATGTACATAGACGTAATCGAACCAGCTTACGCAAAATGTACTTATCAGTATGTGCAAAAGATTACGGAGGTACCGTGTACACCGCAGAAAAACTGCAAGAACTAGCGGCACTGGGTGTAATTGAGTACAAAGAAGTACAGGGGTACAACTCAGTCAAATCAAAATTCTTACAGAAATTATGTAACCTAATTGTAAAAGTAATAGTCTAATAAATATGAAGGAAGGTAAACGAATGAAAACAGCATACGAAGTACAAAAAGATTGGGAGAATTACTTTGAAAAATTTATCCAACATGAGACTGGAGAAATTATAGAAGGCAAAGCAGCATTCATAATCTATTTAGAAGAAGGTAAAACAATTTATCAATCACTAATGAAAACTACTAGAGAGATGATAAGCGGTAAAGAAATATATGATTACTGTTATAAAAATTTTATTCCAGTGTAACCAATTAGTAAAAGTAATAGTCTAATAAACGTGAAGGAAGGAAGAGATATGGATGCAAAAAAAATGGGTGAGAAAACATTTAATGAACATTTATATAGAGTTATTTTTTGGAATAATTCTGGAGATATAAAAGTTACAGCACCAACAACCTATGAAGATGCTTACAACACAGCTGATAAATGGGAGGGTGTTATTTACAGAATGGAAAAAACTCAACCAACAAAAGGTAAAAGATAATGGGTGCTGGTGACTGTTATCCAGCAGCATGGAATGCAATTAACTTTGTAAAAAAATCAGATGACTGGGTTGTAGTCCATGCACTTAGAGATATATTAAAAGGTGGTGATTACTACGGTGGTCACGGATTCTTATTAAACAAAAAAACAAATACTGTTTACGATGATTCTCTTAGCGCAAAGTATATTGATGGTGCTGTTGATGGTGTTGTTGACGGGATGCCATTCAAAGAGTACGTAAAGAAAACCTATGTACTAACAGAAGGTGATTACGTTTACAAAGAATATACTTTAAAAGAACTTAACAAGATTACATTTGAACATGGATATCACATGCCATTTCATCTTGCAAAAGAACAGTGGAGTTTAAAACCAGAAGAGTTTGCTAAAAGATTTCCTGGTTACGATAACATCGGAGATTACATGAGAAAATATTTTAATCCTACATTTGAAAAGCATTGGGAGGAATTAAAAAAGATGGCAGAAGATGTAACCAATTCAAAAGATGTTGAGTCTAAGTAACGTGATGATAAAAAAGGAAGGTAAACAATGAGTGCGCAAGGAATATTCATTCTTGATGGGATGGATTCAAGACCTAAAAGTAAGAAGCAATTAAAAGAGTTAGTTGCTGCTGGTAAGTTAGACCTAATTGCATTGGAGCAAGTAAGCATGTTCGGTGAACAGTTCAATGGAGTGTTAACTAAAGAAGCATTAGAAGAATGGGGAGACATTACTTTTGTTGGACCAAGTCCATACAGTGCAAGAAATTTCTTCGGTAAGTTTTTCATTAACAAGAAGGGTGAGGTTGCAGTTCAATGATGCAAGAGATAGCAAAACTTTATGCAGTTAAGCCAGTGCTTGGTAAGAATAAAACTAATTTCTTAAAAGACCAGGGGTTTATTAAGGAAGGTACGCAGTGGGTCAAGCATGGTACAAAGCAGGAGCTGCAAGAACTATGGGATGAGATAGATGTTTACAAAGACATCAATGGTAAATGGATTACTAAAGAATACACAAAGAAAAAAAATTACAGTCATGCTTATTACAGTAAGAAGTATGGACGCAGAGGTACACGTTGGAATACTTTTGATGTTGATACAAGAATCTTTAATGATGCGGAGATAGATTTTTACTTGGAAGTAGAGAGAGTAGAAGTTGCTGCGGTGGCAGCATAGGAAGGAAGAAGAATGGTATTAGTAGTTGACAATCAAAAAAGAATTGAATCTTTAAAAAAACTACATGCTAAAGCAAAAGACATGGAACTTAATACAACTATTGTGGATTTAAAAATAACAAAATCAATAGATATATTAATTGAATTGTTATTCACAAAGATGAGTCAACGTGATGCAGCTTGGTTTTTATTAGATGTACTCAATGAAGAAAAATAAATACGGACACGAATCATTACACGTGATGGTCCAGTGTCACGTTGACCAGCTACGAACCAGGATAATGAATGAAGGTTTAGACATACACAAGTACAGAGAGATGCAACACTTGCGCACAATCTATAAAAGTTTTTTAGATTGTAAATGTAACTTTTCTCACGATGTGGAGTCTAAATAATGTACGCAATAAAAGGAGGGCAGAATGCCTAAAACAAAATCAATGCTAACACAAATACAAACAGTTAAGGAGACATTAACAGAGCTGCACGAGTGGAGTAAAAACTTTGAACCAGCTTCAAACAAAAATCCATTTGCTTTGTTCTTAGATATCATTGGATATAGTGATGAGATACTAGGTGATAACTTAATTGAACATCCAGAAAAAGTCCATGAGTTCATGGGCTATACAGAGTACTGCATGTTAGGTAAAGCATTACAAGTATTTAAAAACAATGGGTACTTGCAAGTGTATGAGGCATGCAGCATCTTGCTTAAATCAGAGGAGCAATAATAAAGTTTGCTTCTTGTGTTCGGTCTGGTTTCTGCTGCAAGCAGAGACCATGTCCGTTCGGTAAACCAACAAGCGAAGATAACTTAGCTTGTATGTATCTAGGTGGTGATGCACCAGGTAATTATTTTTGTGAGAAGTATGATGAGATACAAGCTGGAATGCCAGAGAACATGGCAGATGTAAGTCCAGCATTCGGTGGTGGTTGTACTTCTACATTGTTTAACCCCGATAGGGATAAGATTCTATTAGAAATAAGGAGGTGATATATGTGTAGTTTACAGGGATTTATTCTACTAGCAGGCACTGCATTTGCTGTAGGATTCACACTACTTGCAGCTTACTTTAACTTCCAGGCATGGAGAGGTTATCGTCATGCAAAAAAACGCATGCGTAACATGAAGTAACGTGTATAATATATACTAATAAATGTAATAAAAGGTTACGGTATTTAATATCTGTAACCAAGTAAAGGGAGGAAAAATAATGTCTCATAATTTAATTAAAGGGTTAAGAATAGATACCTTACGTTATTTGATTGATGAAGGAATAGTTTTTAGCAAAGAGAATATTAAACGTGCTGAAAGTAGCAGACCAATCAATCCTATTGCAACGCAAAAGATTATGGATTGGGGAGAGAATGCAGTATTGGAAGCACAAAGATTAAAGAGAGAGGGTAAGACTAACGAAGAAGTAAAAGAAAAACTTGATTTTTATATGGAGGAATTGGGTTTACAAATCTATGAACAATATAGATTTCAACAATCAATATTTTATTCGTTAGCTGATGTAGCATACAAACAAATAGGTATGTTAGCACCTAGCACAGCATGACATGTGTAAGTGGGATGAAGAGAGTCTTAACAGACTGCTTGCAGAACTAGAACTAGAGTTGACTGTTAATGATTCGGTTCAGGATTTAATCAAAGAACTTAAAAGAGGAAGGAGAAGATAATTGCAAAGTTATGAAGAGTTATTACTGCAGGATTTAAAGATGACTGCTGAACTTATCAAACAAAAAACACAATCACGTAACAATATGGTTACTCATTTGTTTGATGCTAGGAATGCAACAAAGATGACAGTAGATAACATAGCAGAAGCAGCAGGTGTATCACGTAAGCATGTGTACACAATAGTTAATAAGGAAGGTAACGATGGCAAAGTTTAATTTAGAAAACTACGAGACAGTAGAAGATAGATTAAAAACATTCTGGAAGGATAACCCAGACGGCAGAATAGAGACAGAGATAGTACATATAACTGCTGACGGTACATGTGTAACTATTAAAGCAGAACTATACAAAGACCTAACAGATGCAAGACCAGTGACTACTGGTACAGCACAAGAGACTAAGGGTCAAGGTGGCTTTGCTAATGCTGACGCATGGATGGAGAACTGCGAGACATCTGCAATAGGTAGAGCGCTTGCTAACTGGAAGTACCAGGGTAGCAATAAACCTAGACCAAGCAGAGAAGAGATGAGCAAAGTATCTGACAGTAAACCAGCTGCACCTAAAAAAAAACCTACAGCACAAGACAAAGTGACATCCCCTTCTAACGAATTGAAGGAGATAATCTTAACTATGTGTGCAGGTGACAAGAAGTTTGCAGCTAATGTATGGAAGTACACAACAGATAGAGTAAAGGTTAAGGCAGGTATGCCAGAGAGTATCACAGATTATACTGATGATAACCAAAAAACTTTTATTGAAGTTGCAGCTGCATACATTGATAAACAAAAGAATACATTTGAAGAACGTAAAAATAATTCAGATGTAGTAAATGATATCATTGAAGTATTTGATGGTGAAGTAACAATTAAAGAAGGAGATGACATGACGGATATACCAAGCGGTGAATGGGAGAAGGACGCACCTAGTGAGAAGCAATTAAACACATTTAATAACTGTGTTACAAAAGCTATTGACAATGGTGACGATGAACTAGCAGCTAAAGCTAAGGCAGCATTAGCTAACGGTAAAATTACTAAAGGAAATATATTTGACTGGGTTGATACAGATACTTGGTCACTTAAAGACGCGTCTTAGTATGCAGTACATGAGAGTAACGAAGGTACCTAACGAAGGCACGGATTCATACCGTGTCTTGGAAAGGTTAAGAGAAGCTAATTGGGATTGGGTATGTGGTGTAACGTTTCAAAGAATGTTCTTACCAACATACGCACAAAGAATATCAGACCTACGTAAGATGGGTTACGGTATTCAAGCTGCACAATGCAGAGACCACGAGTATTGGAATCATAATCACAGAGGTAATGTGGCTATGTATAGATTAACAGATGATGAGGAGGCACCGTTCTAATGGCGGACTTAAAAGATATAGATACACTTGTTATAATCAAAGAATTATTAACAAGACAAACACCTAACAAAGTAAACCTATTTAGAGAAGCAACTATAACTGCACAAGATGGAAGAGTACAACTCTTAGGTATCATGGCTGCAGTAGAGATGAAGCTAGATAGTCCAGAGGAAGAGTAACAATGGTAATGGATATGATGATAGAAGATGCTATCAAAGAATCTGATATGTGGGAGATAAACAATCCCAGGGTACACGCATTACTGCGTAACCTTATGGTATTCATTGACCACTCTGATAATATTAGTGATAATATATCACATGAAGTATTATCTTATTTAATAACTTTAGTACGTGCATACGGTGACCCAAAGTTTACCGTACCAGTAAGTGCCTAAAGAATCTTTAGGTTATCCCATCCTTTTTTATTTATAGTAAATGTAAGTACACCTGGATGGGACCAAAGACCAGACCTAGCTGTAAAGTCTATGCTTTTATCTAAGCTAGGAGATTGAAACCAAGTCCTATCACCTTGTTGCTTTGCACGGAAGTGATGGTAGTGACCCGTAATTAAAATTTGTACGTCACTCATTGGTAAGAATCCGTACATCTGTCCCTTCCACCATTTCTCTATCTTTACTTCTGGATTACTTCCACCACCACCAGTCATGTGACCATGTGTCCAACCGCAAGGTATAGATTTAATAGTCATGACCTGGTGAAAACCATCTGGTACATCTACTGTTACATTCTTATAACGTTCTTTATTAGCAGCCATAATCTCTTCACATATTTGTAAGTGCATAGTATCAGAGTTATCTAATCTACTTGTAGCAACCTGACCTTTACTGGTCCTGGTCATTTCTCCGTGGTTACCTGGCGCACCAGCAAGTATTAATTTATCTGCATGTGGTAAGAATGTATCTATTGTTTTCATAATCATAGACCTGGCTAATCCATATTGTTCAATCAATGACAATGAAACATTATGTGGCTGGCTCTCGTAAAAATGTGGAGTACAATTTTCTGTAAGGTCACCTAATCCTATCATATATATTTCATCTATTTGTACACCTGATTTACGCAGCTCTTTAATTCTATTGATTGCATCTTGCAAAGCCATGTCATATCGTTTAATAGTATTCTCAACTCCGTAATCTTTTTTTCCAAGTTGCCAATCAGCCATAAAAAATAAGAATGCTGTGTCACCACCATGAGTTTTTAATTTAAGAGGTGGTTTTCTACCAGCTTGTTTGAATAATGCTTTGAAATATTTATCTTGACCAGGATTCTTCTTACGTACTACACCTTTAAACGCAAAGAATGTTTCAGTTCTCCCACCTTTCAGTTGAACTTGCCAGGAGCTTGCCTTAACTGTATCTACAATCTCATATAACCTTGGGTCAAATCCCCAGTCATGTAATATTTGTTCGTATTTATTTCTAAAGTTTGGGTCGGTACCAACGTGTGTAATCTCACCTTGACCAGTAGCTTCGTTGACTTCTAGTCCAGGTTGCCATCCCGATTTATAAAAATTATTACCCCATTCTTCGGGTACTTTGTTAGTCATATTTAACCTCCCTGTTATAACTATTATACATAGTTAAAGGAAGGTTATATATGATTTATAAATTACTTAGTAATTTGTTTTTTAGCGTATGTTTTAATGACTGCAAGTGCAGCACCACCACCAGCAAGTGCAGCTAACTGTAATGTTTCAGCTTCTACACCAACTAATGGAGCAACTGTTAATGCACCAATAAAGGCTTCTACGAATGTCCAAGCTGTACGCTCAATCATATCTTTTAAGTCTTCACTCATTTTATACTCCCATGAATCAGACCAAGGTGTCCACCAAACATCTTTCTTAAATGTACCATCCTGGTTTCTTGCTCTCTTTATTCTATCAAACATTATCTTATTATCCTGCCTTTCAACATAGCATTTCCTACTAAAACATTACCATTGACTTCTTCTAGTTTTTCCATAACTGTTTTAGCTAGTACTACATCATCTGTTGAAGCATTTGATGCAGGTTTTTCTAGTAACTTAGTTATAGTTGTGTACTCTATGCTTACTTTTTTACCAAGTAACAACTCTTTTGCCACTTTGTTATAGAGTTTTGAGTACGCTTTTCCTGAATGTCCTATAAATCCATCATCACTTAAATCTAAATCTTGTTGTGTTTCTCCTACAATTAAGCAACCCGAGGTATGCTCATCGGTGTTTCCAGCGTGTATAAGTATATAAGTAAAGTTAGGTACATCTTGTAAATGTAACATACCATAGTGTGAGTTACCATATCTCTCTGCATATTTAATATGAAAGCCACCAACAGTTCTAAACTTTATATCGTATGTACCCTCTGGTATGCAGGTTTCGTGCATAACTTTTACTGCCTGGTATTGGTCCTCTAATGTATAACATTCAAACTGACCATCAACTAGAAGTATCCCATTAGTTGCATCCGTTCCAAATTGTGTTCTAACAACTGTGAGTTTCACCTATTCCTCCATTCTTACAGTTACATATATTTATGTGTGTGCCTTTGTCATTCACATAAGAACAGCACACTACTTACCACCACAACAACCACTACCGCAGCAGTCCATGCTATTCTCCTTTTCTAAAACCAATGGTTAATAACCATATAGCTAATGTAATTATAGTAGCTAATCCTGTAACTTGCTGGGCAGAACCAGTTAGTGTAAGCGTAGCAATAACTAAACCAACCAAAGTCCAACTAAGGTTTAGTGTTTCTTTAATTATTGTTACTAACCAAGACCATAACTTCTTAATCATTTAACTTCTCCTAAATATAAACGCAGCCATACTAGCTATTCTAGTCAAGATTACAGGAACTACGACTTCTTGTGCTTTTTCTTTTTGGTCCTGAGTCATGTCATCACCTATACTACTTATAGTTATCTCTTCAAAATCTAAATCAATAAAGGTTTCTATTGGATTCTCTAAGAATGCTTCGTACTGTACCTCTGTGACAACATCAGCAAGAGTATAGTTCTCTACATCTGCGTTCTCTACAGCTCTTTCTACATATTCCTCTACTGCTTCAGCTATAACCTCATCATCTTTAATAGTTTCAGCTATTATCTCAACATCTTCTGTTTCTACTTGTAATACTTCAGCAACAACTTCTACTTGTTCTTCTGTAAGTTCTTCTATCTCTTCAATAGCTTCTTCAACTACTGCCTGGATTACTTCCTGGACTTCTTCTGATACATTCTCTAACTCTTGTACACCAACATCATTAACTTCTTCAAGTACTTCTATGACTTCCTCTGTTTCAAGTTCCTCTACATATTCCTCAA